CCGGTGGTCTGCGATTCATTGGTGCTGCCGACCTGCGTGTACAGCGACACACCCGCGGCAGGCGGTGGCGCTGTGCCGGTTTGCGGTCGGGCAGCCCCGACCTTTGTCGCCGCGGCGTTCGTGGCGGCGAGGTAATCGGCCATCGGGATCGTCGGACGGTTCGTAACGAGACCCGGCAGCTGGGGCACGGCCGGCACCTCGGGGGCGCTCTTCAGATCGACCAATCTGGCCGGACCGCCGCTGATCTCCGTTTTCGTCACCTGTGCGCTCGCCGACGGCGCGATTGCCGCGGATATCGCCAGCAAAGTGGCGCTTGCAACCACCCACAGCCATCCCCAACCATGATTGTTGTTGGCCATTTCGTCCTCCCTGGAAACCACTTCTCGCCACCGTGTAACCGTTCCGGCATAAGGTCGAGAACCGGCTGGCGCCGGACAAGGCTGCGCCGCTAGGCGGCGTCTGATGATACCATGAGATCCGGCAGAACGAAGCGGACGACGGAGTTTCCCCTTGCCGCCTCAGGCAGACCGCGGGACTTGTTCAGAGAGCGATGCGGCTCGCCCTCCGGCGATCAAGTGCGAGCGGGCGCGGCGATCCGACCTATTTGCCGGCGCGCAGTTTCCTGACATCGGCGATCAGCTGTTCGAGCCAGGCGAGGCTGGTCGGGTCCTGGGCCAATCTGGCGATCCTCTCGGCACTGCCGCAGGCCGCCTCGATCCACACCGCATAGGGGCCGGCCAGCGGTGACAGCCCCATCGCGGCGTTGCAGGCGGCGGTGAGCTTGGGGTCGATCGTCTTGGCCTCATCGGGGATTTCCTGACAGGCAGCGAGGCCGAGCGCGGCGGCGAGGCCGATCGTCAATGCGAGCCCCTTGATGACGCCCCGCTCTTTCAGCAGCAGCGCCGCCAGCGCACAGCCGGCGGCGAGGAACTGGGCGAGCTGGCCGACCATCGTCTCGGAGAAATGCAGGCCCAAGAGGCCGAGCACGGCGCCGAGACCGGCATAGCTGGAGGGCTCAGCGAAGCGGGCGAGCAGATAACCGAGGAATTGCACCGAGGCTCCTTTCAGGCATGAAAAAGCCGCCTTGCGGCGGCCGGGGGTTCAGGGATCAGGCAAAAAATAAAAACGCTTCACCACGAAGGGCACAAAGGATGCACGCCATTGGCCCTAGGGGGACGCGAAGGCGCCGATGCGGTTGATGCCCCTTCGCGTACTTTGCGTTGCCTGCGTGTCCTTCGTGGTAAGGAGTTTGGTTGCGCGCTTTGCGCGCGAAGGCCGCTGTTGGCAGCTCGCTAGCGGCGGTCCTGTTTGTGGACGAGGGCGGTCCTGAGATCGCCGATCGCCTGCATGACCCGCTCCAGGGCGGCGCGCATCTCGGCCTGGAACTGGCGGTCTTCGGTGCGGCGCTCCTCAATGAGGCGCTCGGCGACGGTGAGCCGCGCCTCGTGGCCGGCTAGCGCGACGCGGAACTCGGCGCGCTGCAGGTCGAGATCCGAGCGCAGGCTCAGATAGCCGCCGAGGACGCCGCCGCCAACGGTGGCGATGACGACGACCGCCTTGCACCAGATGGCCGAGATTGATGTCGGGGGTGAAATGGGGGTGAAGCATGCTGTAAGGGGCTGACATCTATGGGGTGCCAGTGAAAGAAAAACGCTTCACCACGAAGGACACGAAGGATGCACGAAGTACACGAAGGTATCGCGATCGGTTGACCCACCTTCGTGTCCTTCGTGATGCCTTTGTGTCCTTAGTGGTGAGTGGTTTGTTGCGCGCTGCGCGCGCTAGAGGGTGCCGGAGAGGGTCCAGGCGAGGTTGGCGAGGGTCGGGTCGGGCGTGGCGGGGGCGAGGATGGTCAGGACGTCGCCGGCCGCATATGTGGCCGCCGCGGCCAGCGTGAAGCTCGCGGTGGTGGCGGCGGCGGCGAAGTCCATCGTGCCGACTGCCGAGCCGTTGTGCTGGATCGCGAATGAGGCGGCGGCGGTGGCGGCGGTGCCGGCGGCACCGTAGCTGCCGGCGAGCCCCGAGGGGAAGGTGACCGGGGTCGCGAAGATGTAGCGCTCGATCGCCTGGCTGGCGGCGGGGCTGCCGGGCCATGAGCCGGAGACATAGGCCGGGCCCTGGACCATGCCGTCGCCGGTCAGGCTGTAGCCGGTCGGGGTCAGCCCGGCGAGACTCTGCAAGGCCTGGCCGAAGATGTTGAAGGCCGGCAATTTGACGTGGATCGTCTGGCCGACAAAGCTCATCGGGTAGATGTATTTGAACAAGGACGGGTCGTTCGGGCCGAAGCGCGCGAAATCGGCGCCGGCCGAATGCGCACCGACCGGCGTGCCGTAAACCCCGCGCCGCAGATAGGTCAGGTCGTAGGTGAAGGCGGCGGTCAGGGTCGCGGTTTCGTACGAGAGCAATTCGCCGTCGCAATGGCACAGCGTGACAAAGGCATCGGCATCGGCGGTAGTGCCGGACAACAGCTGGCCGTGGCTCTCGGTCAGGTCTACCGAGAGGGTATTGCTGGTGTCGGGATCGGCGTGGCTGGGCAGTGACGCGGTCAAGACGCCCTGGCGGCCGCCGCGGTAGATCGTCCCGGCATAGGCGTAGGTCGTGCCGTCGAGCGACAGCCAGACCTGGCAGCCGCCCCAATTGATGCCGCCGGTGGCGATGATCCACACCTCGGTGGCGCTCCTGGTCAGGCCGGGGGGCGGCTCGAACAGCACCGGCGGGTTGGTGTCGCCCGGGTCGGCGAGCGGGTCGAGCGGCGGGCCGGCACCGGTCTCCTTTGGATAGGGCAGCGCCGTGCCGACGCCGATCGGGCTTATCGTTCCAGGCATTTATTCACCAGTGAGACAGCGAGAGAACGCTTCACCACGAAGGACACGAAGGATGCACGAAGTACACGATGGCGTTTCAGCCACACCAATGCCTTCGTGTCCTTTGTGCATCCCTTGTGTCCCTTGTGGTGAGTGATTTTGTTGCGCGCTGCGCGCGCGCAAGGGGAAGCTCACGGGGTCAGGCCGGGGATTTCTTCGGCGGTGACGGTCAACTCGCCGTTGTCGTCCTCGGCGATCGCGGTGATGCGGACCGCGGCGCCGGCGAGGCCCAATGTCGGGTCGGTCAGCAGCACGATGTCCATCGGTTCCAACAGGGCGTATCGCCAGCCGAGCTTGAATTTGCAGGTGTTGCGCAGATAGGCCTTGCGCTGCAGCAGCAATTGCGCGGCGACGGCGGCGCTGGTCGGGTTGGTGAATTCATGGGCCTGGACCGGCGGCTCGCTGCGGATGCCGTAACGGTCGATCAGCCCCTGGTCGAACACCGGGACGATCTGCGGGTTGAAGCTGTTGGCGGTGTCCATGTATTCGAGGCTGAGCCAATTGGTCGCCTGCGCCGGGTCGCCGCGGGTCAGGATCACCGGGTCGCTGGCGTTGTCACCACCCTCCTGCCAGCGCAGGAAGTCGCCGTCGCCGAGGCTGTACTGCCAGGTCAGATCGGGGCTCCACGACGCGCCGTTGGCTGCGAGCGCCTGGTCGCCATAGGGGATGATCATCAAGCGGTTGCTGGACCACACCACGGCCGAGACGGTCAATTGGGCGATCTCCTCGAGCCAGCGCGCCGCCGGCTGCTGCCGGTCGATGAGGAGTGACATCGCGAGCTGCGCCGCCTGGCAGTAATTGCCCCAATCGGCGAGGCTCCCGCCCATATCGAGATTGGCCGCGGGAAAGCCGGCGCCGTAGCGCGGGTTGGTCAGGAGATCGGTGACGATGTGGTCGGGCCGCGCGTCGCGCGGGAAATTCGGGCCCGCGGTCCCGGCGGAAACCCCGTAGATCTCGACGGAGAGGTTGGGCAAGGCCGGCGGCGCGCCCAGTTGCAGTGGCGTCCCGGTGACATAGGCGGTGCCGGAATAGCCGATGACGGGCTGGTTGGTGTCGCCCGAGGCGAAAACCGGGTCGGGGCTCTGTCCGTCACTGCCGTCATAGCCGTTGAGGCCGACCGCGGCGAGATCCTGGGTGACCCCGCCATTGGCCCAGATGCGGAGCGCGGCGCCGCCGTCGCTGACGCTGAAGGCAATGGGGCCCTGGCAGATTGCGAAGGCGACATCGACCGAATATTGCTGGTTCGAGCCCTTCTTGCCGCCCGAGGAGCCCAGCCCCTTCCCGCCCTTGCCGCCCGAGCTGCCGGAAAACCCCCAGAACTCGATCAGGTTGACGGTGACGCGCTGGGTCCCGTAGCAGAGGTGGATGGGGCTCCCGGCGTGGCTGGTGTTGTAGCGCAGGGAATTGAGCTGCGGGTGGTCGAAGGCGTTGACGAACGGGCTGGGCCCGCCGCCCTTGCCGGCCGGAAGGTCGCTCATGTTATTTCACCACGGAGGCACGGAGGACACGGAGGATGGTCAGTAGAGTCCCGTGCCCGGGCTTGGCCCGGGCATCCACGTCTTGCAACCGTTCGGCTGCGGCAAAGTAAGACGTGGGTGGCCGGGACGAGCCCGGCCACGGGGTTATTGGTGAGCGAACGGGGTGAAGAACTTCACCGGGCGGCCGGCGAGCGGGTAGAGGGTGGCATCGCCATGGACGACGCCGATGTTCCAGTAGGCGTGGACGAGGCGCGGCCATCGGGTGACGATCGCGCCATGCGAAAAGGTGCGGCCGAAGCGGAACAGCGCGATGTCGCCTGGAAGTGGTGGCGCGGCGATTTCGCTTGTGTAGCGGGTCAGGCCTTCGAGGTAGCGCTCGGCGTCGCGGTGCAGATGCCAGTCCGGGACATAGAAAGGCGGCTGGATCGGGGCGACGACCCCGGCCCGCTCGTAAACTTCGGCCAACAGCATCAGGCAATCGACCCCGGCGCCCTTGACCCGCGCGGCATGGTGGAACGGCGTGCCGATCCACGATTCCGCTTCTTTCACGACCAGTTCTCGCGGTGACATCGCGCCTCACAGGATCAAAAACCACGGAGACACGGAGGGCACGGAGAGCGCAGTGGTTCCGATACCTTCGTGCCCTCTGTGCCTCCGTGGTGAAATTTGATGACTGCCGCGCAGCCGATTGGCTCTTGCGCCAAATCCGCTTCCCGGCGAAGGCCGGGACCCATGCTTCGGCTGTCTCGGACGCGGATTGGTGGGTCCCGGCTTTCGCCGGGACGCCGGCCTTATGGGTAGGTGGCGGAAGTGGCGACTGGCGGCTGCGCGGCCGATTGGACTTTGTCGCATCCCTGCGGTGAACCGGGTACTCAGGTTCCGGCGGGAGGTACGAAGCAGCGGATAAAGCCGTTCGGGGTATGGCAGACGATCGGGCGGCCATCCGGGTTGTCGCGGCGCAGCACGGCATGGTCCGGCACGATGCTCCATCGCGCCGGCGCTTCGTAGGGGTGAACCAGGACCTCCCAATGACCGTTCGAGAGGCGCGCCTCGGCCGGGTGGCAGTCGCGCATCGTGCAGCAGGAGCGGCCTTCCCACGTCCGCAGCGAGCGGTACCACCGCGCCAGCGTATCCTCGCCGTCATGCGCGGCCGCGGTTGTGGCGGCGGCCAGCAAAGCGAGCGTGATCGGGACGAAGGTGGCGGCCATGTCGATTCTCATCCGAGCAAGCCAGCTCCAGCCGAATAGGTTGCATCGAACTGAGCGTTTGCCAAACCAACCTTGTTCCGGCTCGCCCTAAATCGTGTCCCGGCGAAGGCCGGGATCCATTCTTCAGCTGTCCGGGAAGCGGATCAATGGGTCCCGGCTTTCGCCGGGAAGCCGGTGTGGGATGGCTGAGGCAAAGCGAGATGACCGCCCCTCACACCGCCGTCTCCGGTGGGGGGATGTAGGGGAAGCCGCCATAGCGGGCGAGGTTGTTGAAGGTGTCGTGGCAAGTGGCGGTGGTGTGGTCGCAGCCGGGCAGGAACTGGAATGCGTCGCCGACCGTCACCGGGTAGAGCCAGGCCTGGAGCTGATAGGCGACGCCGGAGGTCATCCGGCGGATCGTGCGGGTCAGCCCGGTATTCTGGCCCGTGATGCCGACCATTGTGCCCTGGTCGAACAATGTCGCCGGGCTCGGGCTGAGGCTGGTGTGGATCTCCGATTGGGTCGAGCCGGCGAGGGCGACGGCGGTCTGCGCCAGGCTCGACCGGTCGAAGCCGCACATCTGGTCGCCAAAGGCATGGGTGCAGGCCGCCTGGTAGAGCCGGCGCGGCATCTGCTGGATCGCCAACAAATTCATCAGCGACTTGACCTTCATCTGGATCTTCGAGCGGCCGATATCGGTCTCGGCGACCCGGCCGGTGAACCAGACGATCGCGCCGAGCGAGGCGTCGAGGACGCCCGCGCCATTCGGCTCGGGCGGCGCGAAAAAGCGGTCGAGCTCCAGGGTGGCGCCGTCAAACAGGCCGACCCGCACGGCCTCGGCGAAAGCCAGGGTGCCGATCGTGTCGGCGGCGCCGGCGAGGATCTCGATGTCGAGCTCGGTCGGCTCGACCCCGATCCTGGTCGTGACCTTGGAGCGGCCGAAGCCGGGGCCGAGCGCGAAATCGGTGTAGGAGAGGGCGTTGTAGTTGAGGCTGCCGGCCGGGAAGGCGGTGCCGGGAATCCGGAGCGGCGTCGTCCAGCCGGAATAGCGCAACATCTCGCCGGTTGCGAGCGCGAAGGTGTAAAGATCGGCGATCACGAAGGTGTCATTCGCCGCGAGATAGGCGGCGAGCGAAGCGGAACAGGGTCTCATTAGCAGCCCCGATAAAATTTATTAAAAAGGAAACCCTTCACCACGAAGGGCACGAAGGCTGCGCAAAGGACGAAGGCTTTGGTGCGCTTAAATGCCTTCGTGTCCTTTGCGCAGCCTTCGTGTCCTTCGTGGTAAATGTTTTCTGTGCGTTCTGCGCAGGAGAGGGCGGGTCATAGGAAGACGGATTGCAGCTTGATCTGCTTTGATTGCCAGAGCTGGTACATGAAGTTCTCGAACTCGGCGGTGTCATCGGCAAAGCGGACGCGGAACCAGTAGGTGAAGTCGGCAGTGATCGCTTGGCCGGCCGGCGGCGGCGTGGTGAAGATGACCAGCCCGGTGTTGCCGTCGACCGAGTAAGAGAGCGGCGGCTGCAATATGCCGTCGAAATAGACCGCGGTGAGGAGGTTGGGCGCGGTGATCGGCTCGGCAAAGCCGGCCATCGCCCGCACCAGCTGAAAGACGGTCCTGCTGCTGTCGCCGGTGCCGAGCGATTGGCCGGTCACCATATCGTCGGTCGGATCGTCGAACAGGAAGGGCTGGAGGGCGCCCTGCTGCTGCAGGAAGAAGCCGGCCAGCGTGCGCAATTCGTCGTGACCGAGGCCGAGGCCGCCCGAGCCGCGGCGGTCCCACGGGTCGCGCAACAGCGCATGGGTCAGCGTCCAGGTCCACACCGGGTAGGGCTGGTCGAGCGCACGCAACTCGCGGCCGTTGACGGCGCGCTGAATGCGGGTGGCAAAGCGGGCCGATTTGGTCACCGACCAGCCGAGGCCGGGCAATGCCGGGAAGATCGCGGTCATCCGATCAATTCACCAATGAGACAGCG